AGCTACGCTAAGCTCGGTGGGCATATTTTGTCAACACCGTCAAACACCCCCGCCTCCTCTCACTGAGAGGAGGTTTGAGAAGGAGGTTGACAGCTGGGTCAAGGACTTGACTCGCCAACAAAGTTGGACCGTTGACATGTCGGATCGGGCACAGAAAGGGATAGACTCTTTCCTCACTCAGATATCTGAGAAGGTCCCTTCCTTCAATCCTCACGTATCTCTCTCCGCAACCGCTTGCCTTGGTGCAACCAGGTCGGAGGGTGGTCGAGCAAAAGATTTTATGCTTGAATACCTCGAGAGATACGTCTTTGTCGCTCAGAGAGAAGATTTCTCCGCGAAAACGTGGTGGGGGGCTCCTTATGAACTTAGGTCTGGAACCCCACTGCTCTACACAATGTGTAGGGACGTCTTCCTTTCGACAGAGGTCAAATATTTTCTGTCGTCGTCATTTAGAGATGACTTTGCCGAATATTCGGCACTAGACGTCGCAATGTCTGGTGAGAACAGCCGGAAGGGGCTTGAGGAACCCATTTTCGGTCTGGACGCAGCGACACCGCTGCAATTCTACCAGATGTCCATCGACTGCCTGAGAGAGTCGGGTTTGGTCAAAGGCTCGAGCTATTTTGACCTCAATAACCCACTACAACTCACAGGCAAGCCGGTTGAAGCGAAGGCCCACCCAGTTTGTGAACCAGGTAACAAAGTTAGGTGGGTGACCTTTGAAGACAGTTATGTCACGGTTTTCCTACAACCGCTAGCCCATTGGCTATCTGCGGTCGTTTCGCTTCATCCCACATGTATATCCGCCTTCACGAGATCGTATAAGGGGTGGGATACAGCCATAGGGCTAAACATGTGGAAAGAAGATCACACAGACCAATACGGTCTAGGTGTCTTCGACCTCACTGGTGCTACCAATAACCTCAATAGAGGTCTCATGAGGCAAATTTGCAGGGCCCTCATAGGGCGCTATGCAAAGCCAGGCTTTGGCAGTTATCTGCTATATCTAGGCCTGGAATTGCTTCTTGCCGACCGGATTGTTTCAATTTACCGATCAGATGAAGCCGGTGAGCCGCTCGTACTTCGCGTCCATCAAACTAATGGCGTGAACATGGGAAATCCCGGTGCAAAGGAACTCCTTTGCGTCGTTTCAGCGGTCATACACACAGTCTTCCAGATAGAGAACTTCTGCAAGCGGTATTCCCTGATTGCAGGAGACGATGTCTCATTGTATACAGAATACAAATTGTTTCTGATTCTACTGGAACTTCACGTCTTCTTCGGGAATGTAATAAACATCTCCAAGACACTGTGGTCCCTATGGTGTGTCTTCTTTTGCGAGGAAGTCCTCGTTCTCAAGAGGGAGTCCATAGGGTGTGGCAAGTTTCTCTGGCAAATGCCATATGAGGAACACTGCCATGTGGATGTGATCAAACTCAGATTACTGAGCCCCTTTGGAATTTCCTCCCAGGACTCGGATTTTAAGAATCCAGCGATTGGGAAGGGGAGGGCCTTATTAAAGGTCCTTGATTGGTTTCCACGAAAGGAGGTTGCTTACAACGCAAAGCTTCGCTTTCTTCGTTGGATGGCTGACTGGATCAATGATGACCCACTTGTCCATGTCCCAGGGTCCCTGGGCGGGCATGGGATCCCCTATCTTGGGGATGTCAGTGACCTCCTTGACAAGATCGTAGATAGGGTTCCTCCCATCTATTTC